TTATCGTAGACAGCAACAAAAAAGAATTCAAGCGCAAGGCCCGTATTTAGTACAGAGGTCTTTCCGCCGCAACGAAGGCACAACAGACTACGCGACTATTCCAGAAGTTACGCTTGCTGGGGATTTTGTGATTGAGTTTGAGGCATTATCTTCTATAGCAGCTAGTACACAAAACATACTTAGGTTTGGGCAATTTCTTGTCAGGATTGAAAGTGACACGGAGATTAGGGTGTGGGGCGATCTGGATTTCACACAGGCATCTTTTACTGTGCCGTCGCTTGGCGCTACACTGCATAATTTTTCTATTTCAGGTAGCACGTCTAGCCCAAATATAACACTGGCACTAGATGGGGCTGTTATAGGTACGGTAGCTGCGAATGCAAACCCAAACTTTACCGGAGATTGGTCTTTGTACGAGTTCAACCTAAACACATTCTCTGGCATCCTAGCCAACCTAAAAATCTGGGACAATGGCACACTAATACGCGACTACCCGCTAGATGATAATAGCGACATATTGCGTAATCGGGCTACTGTGTTGGGTGTGGAGTTGGTTGTCAATGGTGGTTTTAGTGACGAGTCTGGCTGGTCTCTTGGTGACGGGTGGTCAATATCAGGCGGAGCAGCATATTGTGACGGATCACAAGCTGCTGATACAATATTATCTCAAGCAGTTTCCGCGCCAATTGGTGACTACCTAATCGAGATAGATACGGGGAATATATCTGCCGGAGATGTTAAATCTATATTTTTTGGTGGTGTAAAGTTTAATAGCTCTGGGATAACATCTGCCGGTAAAAGTAGGTTTTTAGGGACGACAATTAATAGTGATAATTTAGCGATTATCGGAAATTCTTCATTTATTGGCTCTGTTGACAATATCTCAATCCGCCAAGCTGACGGCTACGGCACAGTAGTAAACGGTAACGCTGATGACTGGGGATTATTCCAGCAGCAAACTACCGGTGAGTGGCTGGGGCAGGAGTTGGTTACTCAGCAGGTTTGGGAATCGCCATTTTCTATTGGTTCAGAATGGACGTTTTCTAATAACCAGTGGACGCTAAATGGTACGGGTATTCTTAGCCCATTAACGCTTATTAGTACCGACAATCAACCAGATGTATTGAGACTAACTACGGATGTTGTAAGTATTTCAGGGGCTGCGCTAGCTGTAACTGATGGCGCAGCTTCGGTCTTGGAAAAAACCTCTACTGGAACTTACAGTGATGATATAGATAAGGCTACTTACTCTAGGCAGCTGTATAAGCGTAATGGTGGCGCGGTTACTGCTGTAATAAATAAGCCAAGCATCAAAGAGGTTCTAAACGTATCATGAGCGAATTAATCGAAGAGTACGAAGAGCCAAAAACACACTCTATTGTATCGTGTGCTGATAATGACCCGTGTGAATTACGAAGCGGGCATATTGGCGAGCTAGTGACGTATAAAGGTGTTACTGGCTGGCTAATACGCTATGTGACGACCTGTAAGCATCAATTGCTTGCATTATCACTAACAGAAGCTAGAGAGTGCTTAAAGCTCAATGCGCCTGATACTGATATTTAGCCTTGGTCTATGTGCGTCCTGCTCATCTAATCCAGATGCGGAGGCGCACAGGCTTGCGTTGTGGAACTTTCATTATGAAGCTGACAAGGTAGACGAGTATCGAATTTACGACCGCATAGACCGCCCATTTTTTGGCGATTGCGAAGACTTTGCATTTAGCTTGCAAAAGGTTATTGGCGGCGATGTTTGGTATATTGACCAAGGCAAGGCAATAGCTCATGCGGCATTGGTTAAAGACAATTGGGTTTACGATAGCATACAAAAAAGACCAGTATCTAAAAGCAGATATAATGGCGACTTCAAATACATAATGAGTGCTGAATAATGGCTGATAATTGCCCGTACAATATCCAAGACTTTGGGCCTAGCGACTTAATGACAAGTGAAGTTATTGATGAGCGAAGACTAAAAGTTGAGACGCAAGCAAAATCTACCGAGGACTTTATTCTAAAGGTGTCTAAGGGGTTGATACCGGGTCATAGAATCCAATACATTCACAGCTATGCGCCTGATATTGGTACTAGTGAAGAATTTATATGGCCTCTAAATGGCCAGTATACTTTTGACGATGCGCCTTCAACGCTGTGGCTGACTAGCTCTGATGCTGGCGATACTGGTTTTGTATTTATTCGCTGGATTGATGGTAATTATGATGAGCAGCAAGGGACGTATCAACTGAATGGCCAGACTCCGGTTGCTATTGGTACAGGCCTTAGGGTTAATCAGGCATTTACCGCAGGCGTAAGCCAGACTTTAGGTAATATATACGTGTCTAATGCGCTAAGTCATTCGTCTGGAGTGCCTACTCAGACAACTACTGTAATGATGTACGAGAAAAAGACGCAGACTAGATCAATGGCTCTGTTCACTGTCCCAAGAAACCACACGGCATTCGGGCTAAGTGGTTATTTCAGTTCTCCAAAGAACAGGGATAACGATTTCTTTTGGAATGTACGAAACCCATTGGGATTATTACCACCGATCAATACCAATGTTGTAAGTGTTTATCAGACGACCACAGAAATTGATTTCAAGTTCACATCAATACCTGAAGAAACGGACGCTTGGTTTACAGCTAAGACAGAAACGGGCACGGGTCGGGTTAGCCTTAGAATACCCACGCTTATTGTTAATAACGATTTCCTGTAAGTTTGTTATAGCTTTGATGAATGTGGTATATTCAAACCATGAATAATAGAGAGCTTTAAAATGGCGATTGTAGTTGAAGACGGCACGGGAAGTAATCCATTAGCTAATAGCTATGTAAGTGAAGCGGATTTGACCACTTATGCCACCGATAGAGGTATTACTTTAGTCGGTACTGCCTCACAGCTTTTATTGCTATCTATGGATACCTTGGAGACTCGCAAATACCAAGGCGCTAAGACTTCCACTACGCAGCCGCTTTCATGGCCTCGCTCTGGCGTTGTTGTTGATGGCGTATCTATTGCTGATAACGAAATACCAGCCGATTTACAAACCGCTCAAATTGTCACTGCGCTATCCATTGATGCTGGCGTAGACCCTATGGGAAAGATTGACCCTGCTGTTAAACGTGAGAAAGTAGACGTGATAGAGGTTGAGTATCAGGATAATGCAGCAAGCCGATCATATGACCCAAAGATTAACGCTTACTTAGCACCATTTCTGGCTTACGGTGGTGGAATGTCTAACTTTGCGGTAACTCGCCTATGAGCTTCTATGGCGACAAGGCAAAGCTTGCTAGTAGGCTGCTGACTAAATACGGTCAAGATGTTTTTTTTAGGTATGATGATGATGTGGTATATGACCCTGTATTAATGATAGAAACAGAAAAGAGTGTAGTTGAGCTTCCGGCAAAGGCGTACCCTACAAAATTCTCACTAGTAGAGGTTAGTAATACAATACTTAGTGGTGACATTAAGCTCGTGTGCGAAAAACTAAGTGTTATGCCTGCGCCAAACTGGACTTGTATTCTTGGTGGTGTTAATTACAAGGTAGTTGATTCTCAATCTGTAGGATTGACAGGTGGCGAAGTTATTCATTATGTGCAATTAAGAAGTTTCACGCAGGCTTTAAAATGACTATACGAATTGAGCAGGCGCTAAACAAAAAGTTAAACGACTTTGCTGAAAGCTTTAATATTTTTGTTGAATGGGATTTCTACAGCAGGGGTGTAATAAACCCGCCAGCAGGAATACATCTAAGGCAATCTATAATACCCTCTGAGACGACAATTGTAGGCATGGAGAATTCAGGAAGTAATAGCCATACTGGAATATATCAGATTTTAGTATGTGGTGGCTCTGGAAATCCCTCCATAGGGTTAAAGGGAAGAGTTGAAGAGATTCTAGACCTTTTTAGCAGAGGGCAGTTAGTTGAGTACAACGGTGTCAAGGTTGTAATAGAGAATACTAGTAAAGCTGCTCCAATATACTCAGAATCATACGTAAAAGTCCCGGTATCTATTAGATATAGGAGCTTTATTGGTAATGGATAGATGACTATTGTCAGTGCTGATAAGTTTGGTTCTTTAATTCGTCAGTGGGCGGATAAAACAGGCGAAGATCTGGAAAAGATAGCGCGTGGATTTTGTATTAATTTAAGTACAAATATCATTATGAAAACACCGGTTGGTAATCCCGACTTGTGGCTATATAATCATCCAACAAAAGGCTATGTTGATTATTTGGCTTATAAGAATGCACCACCAGGTTATACGGGTGGTAGAGCTAGAAATAACTGGTTTCCTAGCATTAGTTCGCCATCAACAAGGCAGAATAAAACAGCCGACAAATCAGGTAGAGCCAGTGTTAAGAGACTAATGACAGGCGCTAACAAGCTAAAGGCCGGACAAACTTTTTATTTAACTAACAACCTTCCTTATATTCGCAGATTGGAGTATGAAGGATGGTCAACTCAAGCGCCTGCTGGAATGATGAGAATCTCTCTAGCAGAGGCAGAACAAGCACTAATTAAAGCAATTAATTCAATATAGGAATTACATTATGACAGTACAAACAAGCGTTGGCACAGCTTACGCAGTATCAGCAGCAGAGCCAGCAACTTATGACCAAGCGGGATTTGCAGCTTTAACTTGGACCGATGTGGCCGAGGTTACAGACCTTGGTGAATATGGCGCAACCTATGAAGTGGTTACGCACAATCCGCTAGCAACCCGCCGAACAGTTAAAAAGAAAGGTACAGTAAACGATGGTGCTTTGGCTATGCAGTTAGGCCGCGACCCTTCTGACGCTGGTCAAGTGCTGCTTATTGCTGGCGTTGATGGAGTGGCACGCGACACGGTTCACTCACACCGCATCACCCATCAAGATGGCACGATTCAGTATGTTACTGGTCAAATCTTTAGCTATACGACAAACGTTGGCAGCGCTAATCAGATTGTTGGTGCGTCTGTTACCGTTGAACTTGATAACGGAATTATTGAGGTTTAATTGATGTTTGATTTAGCTCAGTTGGATAGCCGAGCATTTGCGGAGGAGGGTGTCGAGGTCGATATTCTCCATCGTGAGACGGGCGAAAAAACCGGCATTAAGATTCGCGTACAAGGTGCTGATAGCATGGCATATAAAAACGCTATGCTTGACAGTGCCCGCAACGCCAAAAAAGATCAGACGGCAGAGGATGCCTGCATGATTGGCGCTAAGATTGTCGCTAAAATCACGCTTGGCTGGTCTGGACTGGCTGCTGACGGTGAAGAGATTGAATTTAGCTATGACAATGCTGTAGATATGTACTACCGCTTTGACTGGGTAGCTAATCAGGTTCTTGCGGCAGTTAACGACTCTAGCCGTTTTTTAGTGAACGCCAAAGCCAGTTAGAAATGTATGCCAGCCACTTGGGCTGGCTACACTCTACGCCTGAAAAGTCTGAACAAACGAGACTAAAGGCGTTAGGTGAAGGCTCACAGTTTGCCAATATGCCTGAGTGTGATCACAAGGCACTAATTAACGCCTTTCATGATTTAGGTTTTGCTATGACCTCGGAAACTATTAGAGCACTAACATTTGCTGAAATATCAGGGTTTAAGATGGCTACAGGCTTAAACCTGAATCACTTTGAGGTTGTCACATTAAAGCGAATGTCTGAATGTTTTGTCGTGTGGATTAACAAAGGCAAAAAACAAGGTTGCCATGCTCCATATTATAAAGACAATCGAAGCGTTGAAGGTATGCGCGAAGATGTATCTAATAAATTCAAGGCTCTAGCGAGGAAGAAGAAATGACAGACAAGCTAGGCATAGCGCTTGGGGTTGATACCAGTGGATTGAAAAAAGGCACAGCAGAGTTAGATAAATTTGCTGGAGCTGCTGATAAGGCTGGCAATTCGGCTGACGACTTTGGTCGAGAAGTTAAAGGTGCAAGCGCAGGTGCTGATGCACTTGGCGGAAAGGTATTGCCAAAGGTTAATAGCCAGCTACCACAAGTCACCAGAAAGTTTGGAATGGCTAAAAATGGAGTGCAGCAGCTAGGCTTCCAGATTCAGGATATTGCCGTTCAGTTGCAAGGCGGAACCTCTCCATTCGTCGCACTTGGACAACAAGGCTCGCAAATGGCGGGCATCTTTGGCCCTGGTGGTGCTGTTTTAGGTGCTGTTATTGCTATTGGATCGGCTATTAGTGGTACTTTAGTTGGATCACTAATGAGTGCTACCGAACAGACTGACGACTTGACTGATGCAGTAGCAAATCTTCGAGCAGAGCTAAACAAAACAACCTCCTCTCAAATATCCAAGGCATTAATAAAAGACACGTCAGAAATAGAAGATGCTATCGACGGCATGACAAGCAAAAGTCGTGATGTAAGGGCCGCGTCCGAGGAGATTCTAGAGGAGTTGACAGGTCTTGAGGCTGGATTCTTTGGAGTGTCTAGTGGTGAGCTGGTTCAAGCGGCAAGAGCAAGGCTCAGGGATAATGCGCAACTATTAAACCAGCAGGCTGAAATTGTTAGGACTGCTAGAGAAAAGGCTGAACTAGAAGCCTTCGAAGCTAGAACTGGCTTAAAGGGGTTTGAGACTCCGGTAAATCAAGACGTGCTTGGCTATAATGTTAATGACTATCTTAAAGAGCTTGAGGATCAAGCGGCTAGAGAGGTTTTAATTAATGAGCGCATGAATGATGAAAAACGCCGAGATGACGAAAGGCTAGCAAAAGACAAGAAGCGAATGCAGGCGCTAGAGCTTAGCACCACGGCCAACCTTTTTGGCAATCTAGCAGAGATAGCAGCGGCAGGCGGTGAAGAGTCGTTCACAATGTACAAGCGTATGGCTCAAGCTCAAGCGGGTGTAAGTGCTGGCCTAGCAATATTAAACGCCTTAGCCGCCCCTACTGGTAACCCCATTTTAAATGGCGCGATGGCTGTAAGTATTGGTGTTCTGGCTGGCGTACAAATAGCTCAAATTGAACAGCAAACATATAGCGGCGCTCGAGCTATGGGCGGCTCGGTTGCTGGTGGTAACAGCTACCTTGTTGGTGAAATGGGGCCAGAAATCATAACGATGGGCGCTCAGGGTGGCTTTGTTACGCCTAATCATAAGCTAGGCGGAGGAGAATCTGTTACAATCGTTAATCAGATTGGTAGCGGTGCAAGTGGTAATATTAGGGCGCAATTCTCAGCAATGCAGCCACAACTTGTAGCGGCAACTATGCAGGCAATGAAGAGTGCTAGACGATGACAATAGACATAACAATCAAACCAGATGCCGCTCAGCTTGGCGTTGTTTTTAATACGCAATCATTCGGCAGTCAGTTAAGCGGTGCTAAACAGTTTAAGGAGCTACCCGGCTCTAAGTGGGCAGGTTCGTTTACTTGGTCAAATCGACAAGGGCTAGACGCTAGAACGCTAACAGCTCAATTAACTGGCTTGCGTGGAATGATTGATGATTTCCGTATACTGCCTCCCGATCACGAAGGCTTAGGGACTGCTCTGGGTTCCGGGGTGGTTAATGGTGCCGATCAAACAGGTGATAGCATCATCACTGATGGCTGGGCTATTAATCAGCCTATACTGCTGGAGATTGGTGATTACATTGAGATTAACAGCGAGCTAAAGCGCGTTACAGCTAGGGTTGCTAGCGATGGCTCAGGCAATGCAACTATTCCGTTTCAGCCACCAATTAGGAAAAGCCCTGCTAATAACTCAGCAGTAATTACAGTAGAGCCCAAAATGACAATGCGTCTAACTTCACCAGTAAATCAGGCATCATTATCCGCACCAGTTATCTATGCCGTATCTATCGAAGCTGAGGAGGTTGTTTAATGCCTAGAACGATTGATAGCGGCACTATGCGGGCGATGACTAGGCACGACTACAAGCCTGTAGTGCTGGCAGAAATAATAACGCCATCACTAGATATTCGCCTAACTAGCAATATGCAGGATGTTGCCTACAACTCAAACACCTATACAGCTGGGATATTGGGCGGAATTAGCACTATTCCAGAGACAAGCGACCTTAACGACTCGCAAATCTCATTAATGCTGAGCGGTGTCGATCCTGCAATTAAAGCCGCTGTGGTTGCTAGTGATTTCATTAATAGTTCAATTACTGTTCGAGTTCAGTTCTTTAATGATGACTGGATTAGCTCTGGCGATGGGCTTTTGTACTTCACAGGCTCGGCAGCTAGTCAAAATATAGCAAGCGGCAGTAATTCGGAGATAACCATCTCCTGCAAATCACTTATCGCCAGTCTTTCTCGCCCGCGATCTGAAAGGTACAGTGATCAGGAGCAACAAGCGCAGCATCCAGGTGATTTAGGAATGCAGTTTGCGTCCGAACTAGCTAGTCGTGATATTATATGGCCTGCTGCTGAATGGTTTAAGGAGAATCAGAGCTGATGGGCTTAATTAAAGCTATAGATGATCTTGGAAAAAGTATTGACGATGGCACAAGAGCTATCGGTGAAAGCATTGTAACGTCCGGCGAACAGATAATTGACTCCGGCGGTGACTTTTTCAGAGCAGTAGGTCGCGGTGATTGGGAGGGTGCAGGTAGTGATTTGCTGGCTATTGGCGCAGAGGCTACCAATATAATCACCGGCGGCACAATGAATGTTGGCTTTAATGCCTTTCGTCGTTTTATCTCGCCTGATATTCCTACTGCTGATTTCGAAGACCGAAAGAATCAAATCACTAGCGCAAACGCTCCGCGTCGCATGATTTACGGACGTGCTCGTGTTGGCGGTGTTGCTCGATACTCTGAGTCATCCGGGGATAATGACAAGTTTTTACATATTATTCATATCTTTGCGGCTCATTCTTGCGAATCTGTTGAAGAGATTTACTTTAATGATGAGCTGGCATTTATTGGTACGACTCCGCAGGGTAAGTTCGCAGGTAAGGCCACAGCAATTATTGAGACAGGCAAGCAGACAGTTGCCAATGCTGCTATTGTTGCTGATACGCCAGCCAATTGGACTAATAACCATAAGCTGCTAGGCCATACATACGCCTATTTCAAATTGGAATATGACACAGACGTTTTCCGCTCAGTGCCTAAAGTTACGGCAACAGTAAAAGGCAAAGACGATATATTCGACCCTCGCACAGGTCTTAGCGGGTGGACTGACAACCAAGCACTGATTGCAATGGACTATCTAAAAAGCAGATACGGTTACGGGGCTAGTACGTCACTAATTGATGAGCAATCCTTTGCTGATGGCGCTGATATTGCTGACGAATTGGTTGCCTCTGGGGTAGGCATAACGGAAAAACGCTATACAATTAACGGCTCAATCTCAATCATCGACAATCCTAAATCGCCTTTAGATAATATGAATATTGCAGGGTTTTCGGATATTCAGTGGATACAGGGTAAGTTTGTATTCATACCGGGTATTTATAGAGAGCCGACAAGTCAGAATAGTATAGGCACATCGCCCGCCACATTTGACAGCACGACCGCATTTACGTTCGACTCTACAGTATGGCCAACGTTTGACGCTGGTTTCGGGATTAACTATAAGTTCACTGATGACGACCTAATAGGTGGTATCTCTTACACGCCTAGCGGAGATGTGGATAGTCGAGTAAATGCGGCTCGTGGTTCTTATATTGACCCCGAACAAAACTATGAACCCGTTGATTTTGTTCAGTTAAATATTCCAGCGTATGAGACTCAAGATAAAGAAATACTATATGCTGATACCAAGTTTCAATTTGTTAGCTCTGGAACTACCGCTAGGCGATTGGCTAAAATATTCCTAGAGCGCTCACGCTACGGCGTTCGCTTATCCGCGAGATTTAAGGTTCGCATATTTGAGTTCGGTGTAGGTGATCGAATAGAATTTGAATCCGCTAGTGAAGGGCTGGCCAACAAAGTCTATAGGATTGATGAGATAACGCCAGGTATTGACGGTGCTGACGTTGCGCTATCTGAGGATCACCCAGACGTATGGGACTGGCAAGAAGGCGATGCCCTTGTAGTTACTCCGCCGCCTGCTTTGAATCTACCTGACCCAACAGTAGTTGCTGCGCCTACCGGTCTAGTCGTGGCTGAGTCTGTATATATTGGCAATGACCAAAGCTCTCTAAAATCACGCGTTACCATTGACTGGGGTAATGATGACGTTATTCAGCGATGGGAGGTTCAAGGCTCTTTTGACGCTGGCCCATTTGTAGACTTAACTAGCTTCGTTTCTACTAACTCATTCATTCTTGATGACGCGCAGGTAGGGAACTGGACTTTCAGGGTTCGTGCTGTGAATGGTATTGGTGCAAAATCCGCTTACACCTCTAGCGCATTTACCACTAATGGTAAGACAACTGTACCTCCTGCAATTAGCGGATTCTCTGGCACAAGGAGGCCGAACGGTGTTGAGATAAACTGGGATGAATCAATAGAGCAAGACATAGCGTATTACGAAGTACGCAATGGTGCAGACTGGGCCACGGGCGACCCAATACGAAGAATCACTGGCAATGGCTTTTTATGGGAGCCAGAAAACCAAACCGTTAGCACCTTATGGGTAAAAGCTATCGACAAGTCAGGCGGTGAATCAGCCACAGCTACAAGTCTGATTGTTGGCACTGGTGCAACTGCTGTGACTTCTGATACTGGGCCAATTGTTAATAATAAAGTTTCGTTTGCTGACAATACTAGCGGGTATTATCTGGGCGATGAGGAGTTTATTGTAGGCAATGCTTCCACGTTCCTTAGTTTTAGCCCTGCAACGCAATTCGACCTTGTAACTCCTGAGTTGACAATTACAGGCGGTAGTGTTGATTTTAGCGGCACAGTATCAACCTCTGATGACAGATTTAAGGTTCAAAACTCCGGGGATATTACAGGTTCAGAGGGCGCGACTGTTTGTGAGATAACAACAAGCGCAGCAATTGGAGAGACAATTGAGTCAACATCAACTACAAACCCGGCTCTTGTTGTTAAATCCCAAAGCGATACAGGGATAAGAGTTATATCTTCAACAGGCGGTAGTGCGGGCGGTGTTGGCGTTGATATTTCATCCAATTCATTTAGTGCAATATCGGCTATCAGCTCTGAGGCAAACGGGGCGTTTTTGCGCGGTCAAATATCAGGTGCCTACGTTGTTAACACAAACATTGACCCTGTAGAAGATACGGCCGGTAGAGCGGCATTAATTATAGATACTCAAGTAAATCATAGACCGCACATTCAAATGCTAACACAGCACACGGTTTTCCCTGTTGCCAGTGATGGCGCTATAATATTCGGCAAAAGCGGCGCAGGAAATAGAATCTACGCTCGTTTTAATGGTCAATGGCATCTGTTGGATTTTTCAGGCTCTTGGAATGATGGCGCGGCGATGCCGTAAAAAATAGGAATAAAACATGACAATACAAACTATAAACATTGGCGCAGCGCCAAACGACGATACGGGCGACGACCCTAGAACAGCAGGGCAAAAGCTAAATAGTAATTTCACAACCAACACTCACGCAGCTAGCCGAGACGTAGGCACCAGTGCTGGTAACATTCCAGACGCAGACGATTTAAGCATGGTCGGCGCTACTGAAAACTACACTAGCAATAACTTAAATCCTAATGTTTTTGACGCAGTATCAACCCTTAGCGTCATAGCCGAGAGCTGTTACGCTTCTAGTGCCACCACACTAATTATCGCACTGCCAATATCAATGATTAATGCGCCTCAATCAATCACAGTGGTAGGCACTTTCAATATAAGAACAAGACAGGCTGCAATTATTACTAGCGGTGTATCGCCTGCGCTCGCATCAAACTCAACAAACAAGACAGCAATACTTACTATTAGCGGGCTAACTGGTCTTACTATTGGCGATTCGTATGTATTATGGGCTGATGCAGCAGCATCTAAAATAACGGTAAATTAATAATGATTAAATACAATTACACAAAAGACGGGCTGATTCAGTTCTTCGATAAGCACAGCGAAGAATCATCGACTAACGGTTTTATTCGTGACGCTGAAAAAATCAAAACACTGATTGATTCAGGGGTTGAAATTGCACCCTACGTTGAGCCAGTCAAAACGCTATATGATATTCGTCAAGAGCGTGATTTGCTACTGGCTGCCAATGTCGATATTTACAACCCGATACGCTGGGCTGAGTTATCGACCGAGAAGAAGAATCAGGTTAAAACATACCGACAGGCCTTGCTTGATATTACTAAGCAAGACCCAACTAGTGTCATTTGGCCAGAAGTGCCTTTAGTTTAGCTTAGTAACGCGGACTTTGATTAGTCCGCCTTTAACCTTGATTAATATCGTTAAATAACTCGAGCTCTTTAGTCAAATATCGAGCTCGAGCATTTAGCCACTTGCGTAAAGTCTCGTAATCTTCACCTGCCCAGCTAAAGCTATTAACAACCTCTAGGTTCTTAATTAGCTTCTTAGTTCCACTGTACCCTAATCGCATAATTAAACCTTCGTCATAACCATGGGTGCCTCCTACTCCAGACCTATTGGCAGACAAGGCGGAATTGCAATACCCATTGCACTGTAAAAAACAGTTATTGTTATTCAGTGCTAGATCAGGACGCGAACCTCTTGATAGAAAGTGACCGGCCGCAAAATCGTAGTTAGTGAATGGAGTCCATGGCTTTGAGCATGATATGCAAATAGGCTGCTCGCCAGCTTGAGCGCATCGCCATAACTCCTCGAGCTTAATCACCTTATTGAATGACGACTGCGTTTTGTCCTTCTGGCTTTTTATATCACTGAGCTCAACCTTCTTCTTAAATGACTGGTTACGCTTCTTAATCCCAAGCTCATCAGCCTTACGTTTGCGCTCTAATGCCTCTTTGCCCTTGATAGAGCCATGCTCTACCATACATTCAATATGACAGAACCCCTTTGCCTGCCATACGTCCGAACTAGCCTTGGAGGGCAGTTCAGAGCGGCAAGTTTTTAGTGTGCATTTTCGAGCCATTATGAAACAACCTCATGAACACTAGAAAAACCGTGAAAGTCATTAATAGGTCGGCAAAACTCTGTGAGTCCATTTGTATAAACTATGCCTTTGCACCAATCGCCATTAATTTTAATCATGACAGGATTTACAATCGTATAGTTAGTATTGGTTTTCTTGTGGGTAATCACTGCATCAATCACACAATCCGCGATTAGGCTAATCATATCCGGACCCATAACTAAACCCCCATTACCAAATCAACACCTTCACGACTGGCAGCGGTAAGGCGCGTAACAACCTTATCAGCCAACTGGGCCATTTGAGGCTTAGGCATATTGAACTCATAATCAAGGCGCTTTGCTACTGCCTTGGCGTAACCTTCATTGGTAACATAGAGGCCACCAGGAACAGCCCAAGTTCCGTCATCCTTCTTAACTAAAGTGATTCCGCCCTCTTCTACGTCATCTTTGTTTTTTAGTGTGCTTACATATTCGTTTGTCATTTTAATCACCATTACTTGTTCGTTGTAGTTTTGCAAAATTGCCTTTTGACTCCAATATCAGACCGTCTTCAGCGGCCGTCATTTGGAACCATGTTAATACTTGAAACATTTCGCCACTTTTCCACGTCTTAGAGCTTGTGTAGTCCGTCCTAGTCACTTCTTTCGTCAATGGACATATAACTTCATACACCATCCACTTAAACGAGTCAGGGAATCTGGCAGTGAATCTCTGCTTAACTAGGTCTTTCATGCCTTGAAGTAAGCCTTCACTAACCTCCTTCTTGTGAATCTTTAGACTGAAGGCAACATACTCAGTAAGCCATACGTGAAACAAAGCATTCTGATCGAGTGACCTATCAGCCCCGATACGAGGCGCTGAAAATGTTATATAGCCATATTCTCGCTGTAAGTCATCAACCCACTTATTAAACGCCATGCGGCTAGTGGTGCTGTTTATTGTGAATGACTCAGCCATTACTTATCGCCCTGAATTCCCGCTGATCTAATAATTGTCTTATTAGTTTCCACTTTTACGATCTTTACACCGCCTGAGAATTCTAACTTTCCTAATCGCTCGTAATACTTAAGCATAGTTTCGTCATCTTCATTTTTGTAGGTGTCGAACTCCTTCCAAGGAAATCCAATAGTCTTAAACATTAATTGATATTTAGTACTCATGCCCTAACCCTCTTTAATAACTGTTAAATTTTAATCATTCCGCCTTCGGATGGAGTTACGCTTTCTTTGTAAACATGGTACTCGATCAATAAATAACTATTTCCTATAATTTCAAATCCTTTATCTGATTCGTAATCCTTGTCACTCAATTTAATTGCGCAACTTACAAACGGATCAACCTCTATAATGCCTCCATTGAGAAGCTGCGCGGTGCAGGTATTGCTTGCCTTGTCATAATCTATGATTTTAATTCTTACAGTTATCATTACCCACCTCTTTATTAAATTCTCATAACACATCAATATACGGACACTTCGTGCCGCATATCTCGGGCTATGTGCCTTTAGGCTCAAAGTGAATACACCCGAAATTTGGGCCAACGCTAAATCCTGCTGAATAGCCTTCATAGTCCGCATAAACTAATTGATCGTCGCTCTCTCTATCTTCGTAAACAAACTTAGGACTTGAACAATCGTTATCACCATCCTCATATTTTGATAGCTTAAAGTATTTACAATCTTTGCATTTCATTCTTCTTCCCCAATCTCTCGTATAGCAAATAATTCCACCGGACGCGCTAAGCTTGCCAGTGAATAAAGGGTTTAAATCCTTATAGGTTGTGATGACTGGCGGGAATCGAACCCGCATCTCCCGCATCGCCTCCCGGGTCACGTTTTACCGTGTAGCCTGTAATGTTACCGTTACA